GTACGACGGATGTATGAGTATTTGCAAACGATGTATGATGATGTGCCTAGCTATGAGATAGTGCGTAAATTTGTAGATAAATACAAAGCAGAAAATGAATTTAGAGTCAAGTTTGCACAGAGTCCAGACAAGTGTAAGGGCAAGTTCAAACCAGCAGGTGGGTCAATGTCTGCTCATGTATTGGGTGCAAATATGCTTTGGGAACTTGATGCCACTCCTGCTGATGTGATTTGTAGCGATGGAAAACGATATACGCTACAAGGGATGGTAGATGTGTATTCTCGTAGAGCAGTTATCACGGTAGAAGCTACTTCTAGTTCGTTCGCTGTAGGACGGCTGATGCGTAAAGGCATACTAAAGTTTGGCGTACCTTCTGAGGTAAAAATAGACAATGGAAAAGAGTACCTTTCAGAACACTTTGCCACCACTTGTGACCGACTTCAAATAAACCGTGTGCTTTGTCCTCCGTATAGTGGAGAATATAAACCCCATATTGAGAGATTTTTCAAGACACTTTCTCATCAACTCTTTGAAGAGATAGACGGATATATAGGACACAGTGTAAGTGACCGTGAAAAACTCCAAGACCAAACAAGCCACAGAGGCAAGATGGAAAGTCGCAAGGCATGGAGAGAGAGCCACAAAGACGGCAATGAGTTTGCCCATAAATTTGCACTCAAAAAAGAGAACATGGGATTAGAGGTAAACATACCGTTAAGCCCACAAAGATTACAAGAATGTATAGACGGATGGATAGAACAAAAATACGAAACACGCATACACAGCTCTTTAAATTGTACACCACTAGAAAAATACCATGGAGCTATAGAACGCAGAATGGACGATGAACGAGAGCTTGACATTTTGCTAGGCATGGAAACCACCCGTAAGATACTAAAGAAAGGTATTGCGTGGCAAGGGATAAATTATTGGTCTGAAGTCTTCGGTGATATTGTCGGTCAAAAAGTCTATGTACTCTCTGATAATAACCTAGGTCATGTCTATATCTACGATATGAATAAAAACTATATCTGTAAGGCACTTAACCCTAAGTACCACGACATAGATAGATCTGCCTACACAGGAGCATCAAAGCGTTACAACAAACTAGTAAACAAAGAACAAAAGATGTTGGAAGAGCTTAGAGAAAATGAGCCTGACTATATGATGGATAGCATGAAGCTACCTGAGAGCATAGATACACATAGTGAACAAAAAGACCCACTAGCCAAAAAAGAACCCCTAGAAGAACCACTAGAACTCATTGGGCAGATGCCAATCTTCAAAAGTATTTATGAGAAATTCTGCTGGGCAATAGCCCACGATAAAGTAGATGCAAAGATTGAAAAACTAGCAAACAAGAACCCTGATAGTTGGGAACTTGCCATGCAAGAACAATACACACAAGACACAAAGGTAGGATAATGCAAAACAATATATTTATACAAACACAAAACTTCACACAGATTATGGAACTTGTCAATCGTATGGAGCTAGATGTGCTTTCTAGCGAAAAGCTAGGACTTATTTATGGCAACTTTGGCGTAGGTAAGACCTTTGCCATAGAAAAGGTACTCAACGAAAAAAATGGCATTATGCTCACAGCCCAAGCCCACTGGTCGGCAAAGAATGTACTTCAAAATATCTTAGCTGAAATTTGTGAGCCTACACTCGGCACAACCAATGAGCTCTTTGAGCGTGTATGCAACACTTTTCCCTCTTCGGGTCGTGGTGTGATAGTAATTGATGAAGCAGACTTTTTGATTAAAAACAATCATTATCAAATGATAGAAGCCATTAGAGGTATTCACGACAAAATATCTGTGCCAATCTTGCTAGTAGGTATGGAGAGCCTAAGAGCTAGAATACAAATGAGACCACATCTATATAGCCGTTTCCCTGATGCAAACATTATCAATGTCCAAGCTCTAGGTATGAAAGACATTGAGACTCTAGCCTCTTATGCTGATGTACTGATAGAAAAAGACCTCATTGAACACATAGCAAAAACCAAAGCCAACTTTAGAGAAGCCAAAAACATCATCAAACGCTGTGAGAATATTTGTGAATTACAAGATTTGGACTCTTTGGATTTGAGAACATTTAGCAAACTTAGCAAAGGATAAAAGATGAGAATAAGAAAAAGTAAAAGACAATCGGCGTGGGAATTTATGCGACGAAATCCTGTCTTTCTTGCAGGTGATGTCATGATGATTACAAATATGTCTATGCAAAATATGAGACAAATAATTATGCAACTAAAGCAAATAAATATGATAGAAACACTTTCAAAGCACTCTATAAAATTTGAAGAAAAGACCTTTCGCCTAACCGATACAAGTGCTGTGATTTGTCCTGTACGAGCCATAAAAAAATGAGAAGAATAATAAATTTTCTCATCGGCTTAATAAAGAGCAAAAATAAATACGCAAAAATAATCGTCATAAAAACACAATAACCCTGCTAGAGCCTATTATCGGTGCGTGATTACGCACCCTACATAGGTTCTATGGAGCGTTAAGCCCAAAAAATACAAAGGAAATACTATGAAGAAAGTATGGATAAACAAAAAAGGTGATGAAGTTCACCCTGACAATGTAAAAGCCTCTGATAAAATCAAAGATGAAATGGTTGAGGATATTATCAAAAAGGCTTTAGAAGAACAAAAAAAGATGAAGTCTTTCAAGGAGAATGCACTAAGGGATATTGATGATTATATCTCTCTTATGAGAGATGAATATAAGCTTGATGCTACAAATAGCAAAAAAGGAAATATGAGCTTTGAGACCTTTGATGGACTTAAAAAAGTAACTATTTCTGTACAAGATACATTAGAATTTGATGAAAAGCTTATTTTTGCAAAAGAAAAGATGGACGCTTTTTTAAAAGAAGAAACCAAAGACTCTTCAGCAACGATTAAAACTCTCATTATGAAAGCATTTGATGTAGATAAAAAAGGTTCAGTCAATGTAAAAAATATCATTTCGCTAAAGAACTATGATATAGAACATCCTCTTTGGAAAGAAGCGATGGAGATTATTGATGATTCTATTCAAATAGCCACATCAAAGAGCTATATTCGTTTTTATACCAAAAAAGCACTGGGTGAAGCATGGGAGCTTATAGCTCTTGACCCTTCTAAATTATAACAAGGAGAACAAAAATGAGTGCAAAAAGAAATGCAATAGAAGAGATTTTGAAAAAAGAAGGTGCTTATGTAAACGACCCTAAAGACGCAGGAGGAGAGACAAACTTTGGTATTACAAGAGCCACAGCAAGAGCCAATGGCTATCTAGCTCCTATGAAGTCTCTCACAAAGCAAAGAGCTATAGAGATATATGAGAAAGCTTATTGGGACAAGATGAGACTAGATAGCGTTGAAAAATACAGCGAAGCCCTAGCCAAAGAGCTGATGGACATAGGCGTAAATATGGGCATTGCAAGAGCAGGATTTTTCTTGCAAGAGTCATTAAATGTCTTGAATAATGAAGAAAAATACTATGCAGACATCGCAGAAGATGGTCAAATCGGCAGACAAACGCTATCGGCTTTGAATGTATTTATCAAGCGTAGAGGCGAATTGGGGCTTTTGGTTCTCTATGAGATGATACGCATACAAAAAGGAGCTTTTTACATCACTCTTGCCCAAAGACGCAAAAAAGATGAAGCCTTTATTTTTGGTTGGATTGCAAATCGTGTGATTGGATAGTAGCTTTATTGAGCTTACCCTAGGGTGCGTAAGACGCACCTTTGACCTAGGCTTTGTTAAATCTATAAAAACATAAAGGATAAAAATTGGCACAGAGACAAATAGAAGATGCGACGATAAAGCTAAAGAATATGATAGAACTCAATGAAGATTATGCAGGGTTTGAAGATACTTTTTTTACTATGATGCACGAAGGCAAAGACAAAGAAGCGATTAAGGTACTTTTGAAAGTTGTGTATTATTCTTTGACCTCTGAGGGTGAAGACTTCAATCAGGTTCTAAAAAATGCAGGTAAAAGCAAAGCCAATGAATTTAGAGCATGGATTATGAAAGCAAAGGCTAAATATGTTTGATTTCGCCAAAGATTGTGTAGTAGAACCCAAGCATTTTGAACTGGGAGATGTTGCTCCATTGATTGATGACTTCCTCTATACAGGTTCTATGACTCTTGTCTATTCTCCACCCAAACAAGGAAAATCGTGGTTTGCCTATGGTGTGGCAAAGCACTTAGCCAAAAGCAAAGAGATAGAAGAGATTTATTACCTTGATATGGACAATAGCTTTTCTACAATGAAAGAGAGAGGCTTCAATGAGCGTCTGTTTGAGATAGATGGCTTAGTGTGTATGACAAAAGCCACGATACAAGATAGCCCACTTGCAAAGCTCAAAGAGATAGCCTCTTATGCCAAAAAAGAAGCCTTTAAAAATGTCTTTTTTGTCATTGATACCATCAAAGACTTTATAGACTTTGATAGCAATACACAAGCCAAAGCATTTATGAACCTACTCGTAGAGATACGAGATGCAGGGGCTACTATCCTTGTGCTTCATCACTCAACAAAAAATGAAAAAGGCATATCTGGTAATCAAGCCTTTGTAAATACGCCTGATAATGTCTATAGCCTAAAACAGACCAACAAAGAAGATAGCAAACTCTTTTTTGCCTTGAGCGTGACCCATGCAAGAGGACTTGTAAAAGACAAAGACTTCTCTGTAGATACAAAGACCCTAGAACTACTAGAAGAAGACGACCCCAATGTCATGCTTGATGATGAAGAGAAGCTTTTTGTGACTAAAGCAAAAGATATACTACGCAAAGAGCCAAACGGACTAAACAAGTCTTCTCTACTAGCGAAGCTAGGCTACAGAAAAGATGACAAACGACACGGCAAGATGCTAGAAAGCTTTGTAGATACATTTTGGAAAGTTGAGAAAGATAGAAATATTAAAATATTTAAACTAAAATAAGGAGAATAAAATGAATAAAAGAGACTACAAAAAGATACTCATACAGCAAATACATCTGAGCAAAAAATATAGAGAGTTTTTTAAGGACAATAGAGAAGACTATGTGGATTTACTCAAAAACAATTTTAATGTAGAGAGTTCCACGGACTTAGATATAGACTCTCTCATCGCTTTGCTGGATTTTTTAAATTATAGGAGCGATGAAATAAAAAGCAAAAACAATACAAAAATTACACCAAAGCAAAAAGAAAAACTCTTAGAGCTGTGGGAAACCTATGCCAAAGATACCTCTGAAATAGCATTAATGAAGTTTATCTTTACTGTAAGCAAAAAGCGTTTTATCTCTGTAAACGCATTGGACAAAGCTTTGGCTTCTAAAGTAATTGCTATCTTGCTAAAGAGTCTAAAATGAATGAGAACTATGAAATCCTCAAAGAATTTTATGAAGAGTGCAAAGAGTACTCTTTGTCTGAAATTGTAGAGAGATGGTCAGGCATTGGCTTTACTATTCCTGCATTTGTCGGACAAATCAGAGATGAGCGTATCAAAGAAGACTATCTAGCCCAAAACCCTACATTTTCAAAGGAAAGAAAATATATAAATCTTGCAAAGAAGTACAGAGTAAGCAAAAGAAAAATTATCAAAGCCGTAAAGTCCACCACCGTAACCACAGCCTCCAATATGCCCTCTTTGTTCGATGTATAGGGGCTTTGTGGGTGGTAGGTGCGTAACCACTACTCATAAAAGGTGTAGGGCAAACGCCCCCTACGCCTCCTCCAAAAACTCCCTTACTAAATCTATAATACCCTCTTTGACTTCATCATATAACTGCTTGTCTTCATCAAAGGGCAAGAATGGTCGAGCTGGTATTTTGCCATTGCTACTGCCAAAATGATGGACGGCAGGGTAAGGGTATCCATTGCTATATGCGTTCAATCCGACAACTGCTTTTTCTCCATCGCTATCCCCACTCAAACTATCCCTCATGTCACCATCATCATAAAGTATTCTATTATGCCCCTTGGCTTCTATCGTAGAGTCAGCCAATCTCTCCCATGGCGTACCGTCAAAGCTACTTTCATTATCAAAATTTTCATCTGTGATATTGTATAAATAATTGGCTATCTCTGCCGTTACAGGACTAAAGTCTTGTCCTCTTCTTCTTAGCCTTTGAAGTAGCCGTGTGAGTTCTCTATCGTTTATATCTACTTCTATAAAGTTCTCAGCCATCAGAAGTAGTCCACGCCCTCAACGAGGTGTTGAGTCTCTCTTGCATAGTCATAAGTGGGTTTTCCTACAAGGCTTATAATCTCTTCATCGGTTACGATGCTTCCTCTTTTTATGGCTTTAGACAAAAGAGCATAAAACTTCTTTTCATCACTAATTTGACAAAAACCCAATACAAATGTATCTTTAAACATATTTGCATATTCTTTGTCTAACTTTTTATAAAACCTTCCCCACATTACAACTCCTTTAATATTTTTTCTATTATAGCAAAAGCATTTGGGAAATATATCTTAATAATTGCTAGTCTCTCCTTATTCCCACTCAAGATAATTTCAAATATATTCGCAAAGGTCTCTTTGGCTTGTAGGTCAAATAATTTCTTTTTGGGAATGTCTCTCGTCTTTATACCAAATCTACCTTTAGAGTTTAAATAAAATAGGTCGTGAATATACGCCTCTTTATTAGCTTTGAGCATGGCAATTATCTTATCCTTGTGTTTTGACTTTAGCATCTCCAGTTGGTCTAATTTAAGAGATTTTAATTTTTCTACAGAAGAGAAACCTTGCAGATTATCCACATGATGACCTAGCTCGTGACGCACTGTGATGATACTTGCCTCTTCTTTAAAGAGTAACTCTTTTTGAGCGATGAGATAAGTCGCTGGAGTATTAATGGCTTGATTGGTTTTAATCCCAGGACGATTTTTAAAAAGATATGTTTGAAGTGCTAAAGGAGCATTAGCAATAGCTTTGCTATAGAGTGCTTCTATCTTTAACTCTTCTCTAGCTACAGCTTTCACCCCTTCGGGTAGCTTATCTATACTCTCTTTTTCTAACTCTTTCAGCTTCTTCGCACCAGCTCCCACATCATAAGCCCAATCATCTTTAGCAATTCCCTCTCCCATACTTTTTTCTATCTTGATGCCTTGTTTCTCTAGTTGGGCTTTGCTATAGGCTCGTACCTTACATTTGCAACCCCACGCATTGGGTGGATAGTTGCTACTCCACCATGGGTCGTCTCTGTCTAATACTTTGCCATGCTTTGCTCTGTGTGTGCCTCTTGTGTTTGGTAGGAGCATAGAGACATACATCCAATATTTGCTAAAGGGTAAAGACTTCATTTTTTTGTATCGTGCCACAGCATAACTAACTCTCATATTTGTTTTAAATATATTTTTTAGTCTGCGTGAACCTACAAATATATCTTTTGTCTCTCCACTCTTTGGGTCTGTTATACTCGTCTCTCCGTACCAGCCATAATCTATGAGCAGGGGCTTCACTCTCTTTTTCCACTCTGCAAACTTGATACCATCTTCTTGGGCTTTAAGTAGAGAGTTTTGCATATCCAAAAGTAAATCGTTACGCATTATTTTTGCAACGGTGAAGCTCTTATGATGAGCTTCGTGCATGATTTTGTCGTAAGCGAAAGATTGCTTTAGCCCTTTTTTCTTGAGATAGGCGATGGCTTCTTTTGGTTTGAGAGAGAAGCTAAACATTTGGGTTCTCTACATTTGTTGGGTTATCCATTTGGATTTTCGCTTTCTACTTCGGCTTTGCCCAAAATATCTGCATTTGCTATATAATTTGTCAATAGCTTCTCTAGTTCTTTAGTATCAAGCTCTGTGAATACTTTTTCTAAGACTTCAAAAGCATCTTCAAAACTCTCTGCTTCTTCAAAAGCTCTCTCTATTTGCAATAAAATAGACTTCTCTATATGCTCCAACTCTTTGCCTACGATATTTTGAGACTCCAAAAAGTCCTCTTTGTTGGTAGCAGAAAATGTGTAGGGTGCATTTGCCAACGCACCTTTTAATGGGTCTTTTAATGAAATGGATTTTTCCACCTCTTCTAATTCTATGCCATAAGTCTTTTCTATATATTCTTTGGTAGGCACATACTTTCCTCCAGAAAAATTAAAAATATCCAAATCTCTTTTGGCTCTCTCTACATTCTCAGCATCTTTGTCCTTAATACTAGCCGAAAGTTCAGCTGTATAATTATTAACCTTTTTAAACTGCTCAATAATCCCATCGATAAGCTCTTGCAAGATATGCTCGTCCATCATGGCAATGCCTTCGAGTACTTCTTTATGAGTTTGTGACGCTGCCAAAGAAGCACCACTTACTTCACCCAAAAGATTACCTCCTAGCATAATCTCTCTTATTTGGTCATCGGCATAAGAAGAAAGCTCTTTGAAATCTCCTTTGATACGAGGAGTGATAAGTTCTATTTTATCCTCGTCTTCCACAACTGCCACATCTCCACCGAGCATAGCATAAAGATTTTCTGCCATCTCGTCTTTATCTCCCTCTGTCGTCCCCACAATCCACGGGGAGCTAAATCTTTGCATATATTCAATCCAAAAATCAACAGAGGCATTTTTGAACTTAATAAGCCAAAATAGTGAGTTGTATAGACTTCTGCCATGTAGTCTATTGAACTTTGGACTATGGAGACCTACAACGGCTTTGTGAGGAGGTACAAATTCTTGCGAAATGATATATCGAAGAGGTAGTGTGTGGCTAAGCTCAAAGTCTCTATAATCTCTGTCTTTGGGTGTTGGATACCAAAGCCCTTGTTTTTGTTCCCAAACAAGTTCAAAGATACTAATCCCTTGCAAGTGTGTATCTAAGGCTTGTTCTCTAAAAGAAAAAGACAAAAGCTTTTCAAACTCCTCTTTGACAACATCATCATCACATTTTACCATTAGTTTTTTTTTCAAAGTAGCAGACTTGCGAATACTCAAAGAAGAAATAAAAGTAGCATCGTTTTCTATTTTTTCTATTTCTTCATCATTCAAGAACTTTCGTGCATCAAGATAATAGCTCATATCCATGATATTTTGCTTGAGCGTTGATATATTGTAAGTTTTACGCTTTGGTTTTACTTTGGTTTTGTTTGCTACAATTCTCTTCTTGTTTTTGTTCTTTTTACTTATCTTCCAAATCTCCTCTTTTGTTTTTGTCCGTTAAATCGTGTGCGTTTTTTGCCTTTTCTTTTGGCTAAACGAGAGATTTTATATATTAGTCATGCGACAGCCGTGACGAATGGAGAGTGTTTCAAATCCCATAGGGATATGATTTAAATTAGAAGAATTATATGTTGTCTTGCTTGGTTGTGCGTTTCAAATCCCATAGGGATATGATTTAAATGACACAAAGGGAGTGCAAAAGACTCTTCTCTGTCTGGTTTCAAATCCCATAGGGATATGATTTAAATATTAAAGTAACGCGTCCAGCGTCTTTGGGCTTGTCTCCGAGTTTCAAATCCCATAGGGATATGATTTAAATCTAGTGTCGCTTTCTCTTTTTTCTCTTTTTTCTCATGTTTCAAATCCCATAGGGATATGATTTAAATGTCAAGTAAGAGAGAGGTAGCTTCACTACTGCAAGTGTTTCAAATCCCATAGGGATATGATTTAAATGAGTACTGCACGGCGTACTGGCTTAGGGGGGTTCTAGGTTTCAAATCCCATAGGGATATGATTTAAATACTACAAGCTCTATCAATATTTTCGGCTGAATTAGTTTCAAATCCCATAGGGATATGATTTAAATTATTGACACAATCACTCCAGCAGATTTATTGTCTGGTTTCAAATCCCATAGGGATATGATTTAAATATGATTTCTGTTTCCTTGAAATTATTTGTGAAGATGGTTTCAAATCCCATAGGGATATGATTTAAATTCCAAACATATATAAGCTACTTGAAAAAGACCATGAGTTTCAAATCCCATAGGGATATGATTTAAATCCACTTTCTCATTATCCCCAAACTATCTTTAGTAGAGTTTCAAATCCCATAGGGATATGATTTAAATCAAATGCTTATCTTGACATCATTCCAATAGCTCTTCGTTTCAAATCCCATAGGGATATGATTTAAATCAACTAAGCCCATCATTGAAGTTATCACTGCTGTGTTTCAAATCCCATAGGGATATGATTTAAATGAAATGTGTAAGTACCCAATGAAAGATACAGACAGTTTCAAATCCCATAGGGATATGATTTAAATGTCACCTTTAACTAATTTTCCTTATATTACAGTATCGTTTCAAATCCCATAGGGATATGATTTAAATAGATTTCAATAAAATCATTGAAAAAAATACTACATAGTTTCAAATCCCATAGGGATATGATTTAAATCGAGCTATCTCTACCTTGCTAATCTCCCCATCTCCATGTTTCAAATCCCATAGGGATATGATTTAAATGAAATACCTTTGAATGCTTTATCTTTGGCACTAGAGTTTCAAATCCCATAGGGATATGATTTAAATGATAAGCGATGCAGAGCGAAACATTAGCAAACATATGTTTCAAATCCCATAGGGATATGATTTAAATCAAGTCCAATGCAGAATATAGCTGTAGCTATGGTGTTTCAAATCCCATAGGGATATGATTTAAATAGATAGGGCTTTAGATATCTGTGTATTTCAAATAGTTTCAAATCCCATAGGGATATGATTTAAATAACAGTTAATAAATTTTCAAACCCATTAGCTCAAGCGTGTTTCAAATCCCATAGGGATATGATTTAGTAGAGCAATTAGACTTAATGTTTTTAGTTTCAAATCCCATAGGGATATGATTTAAATAAACAACACGCTTACAGTGCAACACGTTTTGACAAGTTTCAAATCCCATAGGGATATGATTTAAATCTGTTGTCTCAAGAAATGCTTTTTCTTTTCTCATAGAAGTTTCAAATCCCATAGGGATATGATTTAAATTAAAGAAACTTAGCTCTAATGATTGGATATTTCCAAAGTTTCAAATCCCATAGGGATATGATTTAAATATAACTTTGCCTATATGATTGTGAATAGGAAACAGTTTCAAATCCCATAGGGATATGATTTAAATAGATACCTTTGAAAATACCACCTGCGTTAATATTCCGTTTCAAATCCCATAGGGATATGATTTAAATAGATAGGAGGGTGGACATTTTGAGCTGTATAAAACGTTTCAAATCCCATAGGGATATGATTTAAATTCTTCTTTACTTTTGCTTTCTGTAGTGTCTCTAAGTTTCAAATCCCATAGGGATATGATTTAAATTCTTCTTTACTTTTCTTGAATTCAATAAGCAAGTGCAACCCTTAGAGAAATAGGGAGTGAAAAGGTCAAAGATGATATAAACGACCAATAAACTTCTGAC